GCGCGGATATTTCTGCACGACAAGCGGCAATATAACGGATGACATCATCCTGAATTATCTGGAAAATCATGAGAAGCCGCACTGATACCGCTTCCAGCGTCCTCAGAACCTACCGGCCTCCGGCCGGCAGTGGTTCAGTTTTTATTTTCCTTTCGTGGCTTCGTGGCTTCGTGGTTATTGTCTGTAGCGTCGCGATCGTCTTTGATGAAGGCTTTCAAGCCACGCAAGGCAAATTCCTGTTCCGGCTCCGATAGTTGATTTAGATAGCGAAGCGCTTCGCGCTGAACATCTGTTTTTGCCAGCAATTCCGGCGGCCCGTCGGTAATGTCAGAAGGGTGACACTCCAAGGCGCGCGCGTATGCCTGTATGGTTTCCCATTTCATTTTTCTTTCGCCGCGTTCGTGTCGGGCAATAGTTCCTTGTCCAACATCCATTAATTCGGCCAGCTGCTCCTGCGTAAGCCCTCTTTTTTTTGCGCATTTCCTTAATATAATTTTTAGACATAACCTTATAATCATTCCAAACCGGAATAATGTGTATATCCGCAACGGTATTTTTTGTATTGACGTCAATATTTCGCTCCGGCATATTTGTAACATGTGTTTTGCTCTTCAAAAGTTTCTGGAAAACAAGTTTCCGCATAATAAAAGAAAGCGGGTTCCGTGGCTCGCGGAAAAGCTGGGCGTTTCGTATCCTTCTGCTTACAGGTACGTTTATCAATGCCGTTTGCCGGATCAAAAGCACATAATCGCCATTTACATTTTGACGCGTGGCGCTGTCCAGCCGAATGATTTTTATGATCTTCCTGATCTGACCTGCAGGAACGGTTGCGGCCTGTCTCAACCTGATATGTTCTTACCTTCCGCCGCCGGCAACGGCGCAATGATGGAGGCTGCCGAATGATTTGCACCTCTGTCCCTCTCGAATTTTTTATCAGTTTCGCTTCTGAAGCATTTTCCGAAACTTTTGTCAACAACAAAATCAATGAATTAGGGGCTGCTAATGGATGAAACCGGGTTGTCATTGCTGGCTTTCTGGCGGCGGCGGTTAAACGTCGATCGGCCGGGGTGCCGCTTTGCTGCGGAAAAAAAGATTGAGGAGCTTCGGGAATCGGGCGTGTTCGGGCCTTATGAGCTTGTGGCTTTTTATAACCAGATGATGAACGGGGTTGCCTGTCCGCAGGACTTTAAAGGCTCGCCGGCTATGAGGGCATGAATGATTATGGATGTGGGGGAAATATCAACGATGCTGGCCGGCCGTATAGACGAGCTGGTTGCTGATATTCTGCCCGCTGCAAGGCGCGAGGGGCCCGAATGGCGAGTCGGTTCGGTTTATGGCGACGCCGGTCGTTCAATGGCAATTAACCGGACGGGAAGCCGCGCCGGGGTATGGTGCGATTTTTCGGCTGATGATTTGCGCGGCGACGCTCTTGATCTGGTCATGCATGTAGTTTGCGGTGGAGATAAAAAGAAGGCTGTCGCCTGGGCAAAGTCCTGGCTGGGGATTGATCAGATGGATCCTGGCCGCATGGAGGTTCAGTGCAAGCAGGCGGTGCAGGCCGCCAGGCAAAAGGAAAAGGACGCGGCTGAAGAAGTGGAGCGTCGGCGCAAATTTGCAAAACGCATATGGCTTGAAGCTTTGCCGCTTGCGGCCGGGGATCCGGTCAATCTGTATATGCTGGGGCGCGGCATATCGATGGAGATGCTTGCAAAAATGCCGGGCGCTCTTCGTTTTGCCGCTTCCTGCGTTTGCTATGATAACAACCGTAAGCACACCGGGCCGGCGATGCTGGCGGCTGTCGTTAACAGCGACGGCCGCCACGTCGCTACGCACCGCACTTTTTTAAAGCAGGCGCAGCCAAATGTATGGGGAAAAGCCAGCCCGCCTTTGCAGGACTCTAAAAAGGTGCTGGGCTCTTATGCCGGCGGATTTATCCCTTTAACCCGCGGGGCTTCCGGCAAGTCTTTCAAGGATGCTCCCGAGGGCGACGATATCATGATTTGCGAAGGCATTGAGGACGGCTTGACGCTGGCGCTGTGCTTTCCTGAATCCCGGGTTCTGGCGGCTATAGCGGTTAATAACTTTAAGAATATCCGGCTTCCGGAAGCGGCAGAGCGGGTGACGCTGTGCATCGATAACGACAAGCCGGACAGCCCGGCGGCGCGCGCGGTCGCGGCCGCGGTCGATGCGTTCCAGTACCAGGGCAAACAGGTATTTATTTTCCGGCCGCAAAAGGGCAAGGACTTTAACGACTGGCTCCAGTCCGGGGCTTCTGTTGGTGAGGTGCGCGCATGACGTCAAACGAAAATCACAAGGCTTCTGCTGATATACAGCCTTTATATTTTAATGGCGACGCGCGTCTGCAAACTTTAACAGAGGCAATTGAAGACGCGATTTTTGATCGCTGCCAGGCATATAACATCCCGGGAATAACCATAATTGGCGCTTTGGATTTTGTAAAAGCGGGCATTTTGAAAAGGTTGCACGATGCTGACTGACAACGTGGCGGACATACGCGCTGCGCGCGGTCAGGCTAAGGAGGTCAAAAAGGCTAAAAAGAAAAAGCCGGAGGGCGGCGGCCTGCCGAAAGGTTGCCCGGTGCAGGCATTGGGGCTGTGCGACGATATATATTATTATCTGGACGCGAACAAGCAGCTCCGGCTGTTACGGGCAGAAAAGCACGGTCGTTTAAACCTGCAGGCGCTGTTCGGAAATCATCTGAATTTCGCTATTAAGGAATGGCCCAAGAAATCGGCTGAAGGTCACGTGAAGGGCGTCGACTGGGACAAGTTGGCCGCGGCCTTGATGTCGGCTTGTGCTGATGTCGGTATCTGGAATGTGCCGGATCTGGTTCGCGGCGTAGGCGGCTGGGTGAATGAAGACGGGAAGCTGGTATATCACTGCGGCGACGCCGTATATGTTGACGGGGAGCTGCATGATCCATGCCGGATCGGCCGGTATGTGTACCCGGCCGCGCCGCCTTCTCCCGGTCCCGCTCTAAAGCGCGCAGGTACTCGCCCGGCGAACGAATTGCTGGAGCTTCTTAACTCATGGGCATGGCGCCGGCCGGATATGGATCCGGCGTTGCTGCTGGGCTGGATTGGCTGCTCCCTGATCGGCGGGGCTCTGGACTGGCGGCCTATGGTATGGATCACCGGGGATAAGGCCACGGGCAAGAGCACCTTGCATAAAATTTTAAGGGACGTTCACGGCCAGGGCGGTATCATACAGGCGACGGACGCCACGGCCGCGGGGCTGTGGCAGACAGTCGGGAATGCATCCTTGCCGGTTGCCCTGGACGAGCTGGAGGCCGAAGAGGACAACCGGAAATCAAAGGCGGTGATGAATCTCGCCAGGCACGCCTCCAGTGGCGGCCAGACGGTGCGCGGCGGGTCCGATCACCGGCACAGCTCGTTTACTGTCCGCTCATGCTTTCTGTTCAGCTCGATCCTGATTCCGCCGATGCAGGGGCAGGATCTGAGCCGGCTGGCCATTCTTCAACTGGACGCGCTGACGGGGCGTAAAGCTCCGCACCTCGAACCGCTTCGACTGGCAGAAATCGGCTCGTTGCTCAGGACCAGAATTATGGAACGCTGGAGCAAGCTGCCGGAGCTGCTGCATACATGGCAATGCATTGCTGAAGATGCCGGCCATGGCGGCCGCGGCGCTGACCAGTTCGGCACCTTGCTGGCCATGTACTGGCTGTTGATCTGTGATGATGATCCGGAGCCGGAAGAGCAAGATGCGTGGATTGAGCGTCTGAACAAGGCCAGTATGGCTGAAAGTGAAGAAGATATCCCGGACTGGCGGCGCTGCCTGGATTATCTAATGTCTGCCCAGCTTGATTTCTATCGTTCCGGAGAGCGCCGGACTGTCGGATCATGGGTGCTGCAGGCGGCCGGATTAAAACCCGGGCATGATGACGATATCGCAATCAAGGATGCGCAGCGCGCTATCGAGAATATAGGCTTAAAAGTTCAGGACCGTGTTTTTGCGGGCGGCCCGCCGGTCAAGGTGATTTATATAGCTAATTCGCACAACGGCCTTGCCCAGATCTTCAGGGATACTCACTGGGCCGGACGCTCCGGATCTTCCGGAGTGTGGGCCCAGGCTGTCAAGAGGGTGCCTCAATCGGATTCCAGCAAGCAGCGCTTCGGCGGTGTAAACTCAAGGTGCACATGTTTGCTTTTGAGTGACGTTATCGGGGGTGAAGATGGTGAATAACCCCGCTGATTACGGTAAAAAGTTTTATTTGCGCAATACTTGCGTCTTTATTTGCGACTCCCTGCAACCCTATAGATTTCAGGCAGTCCGCAAATGTCAAGGTTTTTTTGTTGCTGTTGACGGTGTTGACGGTGTGTTGACGTTAGTGTTGACGCGTCAATCCTGCTTGCAGCAACGGTTTCAGGAATTTGTTCACGGTGTTGACGGTGTACTCTCTCACGCATGATGTGTGCATGCGTATAGGGATAGTACCGTCAACAGTGTGAACAGCGTCAACAAACTGATGATTATCTATATATATCAATAGTTTAGTTGTTGACGTTAGTGTTGACGCTGTTGACGCTTGCCGGTTAAGCGTCTGAAAATGAATAAAATATTGGGGTTTTATTGTGTCTGAAGGGCAGAAAACAGAGAAAACAGGGATTGCGACGGTTGTTGCTGAGGAGCATGACCCGGCGGCGGCCGTACCTGGCGATCAATCTGCCTGCGATCAGCTCGAGTTGCTGCCGTTACGGAAAGTTGAGGAGGGGGTAGAGGCGCGTTCCCGGGGAATCTCTGTGAGGGGGAGGGGGAGGCCGCCCGGCGCAAAGAACAAAAACACCGAAGCATGGCGGGAATTTATGCTTTCACGGTATCCCAGCCCGCTTATGGGACTGGCGGAAGTTATGATCCGGCCTGTGCAGGATCTGGCAACGGAGCTGAACTGCAAAAAGCTGGAAGCGTTCCAGATCCAGATGGCGGCCATGAAAGAGCTTGCGCCGTATTTACATAGCAAACAGCCTCAGGCGGTTGATCTGGGCGAAAGCGGCCTGATTAATCTGGTGATTAACACCGGAGATCAAAGTCAACAAAATCAAGGGGTTACGGATGTCGAATTTATCGACTCTAACGCGCAACAGTCTAACGGCTCTACCAAAGGGATTGAAAATGAAGAATAAACAGCAATCAGAGCAGCTGATTAAAGATCAGTCGGAAGAGGGTGTTGATGGTCCGCGCCGCGCGGTCCTGCGCATTGGAATGGATGTAGTTAACAGGTATCCTGATGCGGCCGTTCAGGCGCTGGCGGGTTGTCTGATATATCGTGCTGAATGTTTGTATATCGACGGGTTTTTTGAGTATCACGCCTGCGGTCCTGCTTTTCCGGTTGTTATGCGCGGTTGCCGCCCGCCTGTCTTTGTCGCACAATTCGAATTTTTTACCGATGAAACGGGGCCGGAAGATGTCGAAGGGCTGCGCTTTGTTGAGTGGAGGCCGCTTGATGCTCCTGAACTTTGAACCGCCGGGGCCGGTAGCGGCCGGATTTATGAACTCGACGATGCTGGTCAACAGCATCATGGGGCCGGTTGGTTCTGGTAAAACTTCCTGCGTGATGATGAAAGTTATCAGGAACGCCGCGTTCCGGCAGCCTCCAAGCAAGCTGGACGGCGTGCGCTACTGCAAGGCGCTGTTCGTTCGCCAGACCTACAAACAGCTTAATGATACGACTATCCCGTCATGGCATGCCTGGATCCCGCGCGATCATGGCTCATGGTCCGGGGACGGCGCCGGCGGCGGCGAACATAAACTGCGGTTCAAGTTGCCAGACGGCTCTATCGTCGATCTGGCCGCGCAATTCGTCGCCCTGGGCGAACAGAACGTCGAGCAGATGATGCGGGGCCGTGAATTTAACATTCTGGTATTGAATGAGGGGGATACTCTGGTCCCGTCGGTGCTCTCTCAAGGGCTTGTCCGGATCGTTCAGGGCAGGTATCCGGGTGAAAAGCACGTCGCGCCGGAAGATTGTTTGATGGAAATCATGATCGACTACAACGCGCCCGATTTTGAGAATTATCTGTATAAGCTCAATGAGGAAGAGCGGCCGGATGGATACGGCTTCTTCCGCCAGCCCGGCGGCATGGATCCGGCGGCTGAAAACCGGGAGCGCGCGACACTGGACGGCTATATCGAGATGGAAAAGATGCTGCTTGCCCAGGGCCGCGATGATCTGGCGCGCCGGATGATCCATAACGAATACGGCTATACGCGCGACGGCAAGCCGGTATATCCGGAATACCGCGATATGTTCCATTGTGCCGGTACGGATCTGGAGCCGGTCGCCGGACTGCCGATCAAGGTTGATTGCGATCAGGGCCTGCACCCGGCTGCCTTGCTGTCCCAGACTATGCCCAGCGGCCAGAAACGCTATCTGGCAGAGTTTTATTGTGACAGCGGCGCAAAGGGGCTTGCCGATATTGTCAAGCGCGAGGCGGCCATACTGTTTCCGGGCTTCCGGCTTGTCGGCGGCCTGTGCGATCCGGCTGGAGAGGCACGCGACGGCAATGACGCGGAAAGCTGGATCGATGCTTTCAACAGGCATATGGGCTGGCGCGGCCGTGATCGTATGCGGGAGGCTCCAAGCAACAAGCCCGACAAATGCATTGCAGCCGCCGGTTACAGGCTGCGCCTGACAGTCGATGATGCGCGCCCTGGCGTGCTGATATCAAGACGCTGCCGGATACTGCGCAAGGGCTTGTCCGGCCAATACCGTTACAAGGAACGCCGCGCCGGGGATCATGACCCTAATCCGGTCAAGGTCGTGCCGGTTTCGGATATCGTCAACGCTTTTGAGTTTAGCTGTATGGACGACGGTGGATATGAAGAGGTCGTAGGACGGGAGAAGCGCCGGTCGAGAATGGCGGGCATGGGGATGTATCAGGCAAAAGTCGAGGTGCGGATATGAACGCTGCTGTTAATGCATTGATGACCATGGAATTACGCGATTGTGATGCCTGGGTACGGCAAAACGGGGCGTATTTTGACGCGCTGCTGCACCAGGCAAATGTGTTCCCGGCTTATGTGCTGCCTGATCCGTCTGCGCCGCTGGTTGTGACCGGGATTGTTCATCATTGCGGTGTCGGTGAATGCTGGATGCTGACCGGAAAAGGTTTCGGCAAAGGGCGAACAAGTGAGGTGTTGCGCCAGCAACGTCTTTTATGCGCGTCGATTTACCGGGCTTTGGGGCTGCATCGGATGCATATCCTTTGCGACGCGGCACGATCCGAAGCTGGACGGTGGGCCGGGGCTTTGGGGTTTGAGTATGAGTTTACGGCCGCGCGGTTCGGGCCGCTTGGTAATGATATGGGGATTTGGGTTTGGCCATATAAAGAAAGGGGCAGAGCATGAGTTATAGACTTTTTAACGAAAATCCGGGCTGGCCGGTTACGGAGTTCTGCGGGCCGGTTGCTGCAACAATTGCGGCGGCGGTTATAGGCGCTGGAGCAAGCGTGTATGCGTCAAAAAAATCGGCGAAGGCGCAAAGAAAAGCTCAGGCGGAGCAAAAGCGCCAGTTTGAGCTTCAAAAAAAGGCGGCCGCGCAGGAAAAGCTGCAGGCAGAGAAGCGTTCCGAAGAACTGCGCGCCGAACAAAAGGCTTCACAGCAACGCGCGTTGCAGATCGAAAACGAACGCGAAGACGATACGGCGCGTCAACTGGCTTCGCAGCGCCGGGCCATAGCCGCAAGGCGGCGCGGGCGTTCGTCGCTGGCGTTTACGGGCAATTCATCGGGTTTAAAAGATAAACTGGGGGCTTGATATGGCTGGACTTGACGTAAAGGAAATAACTCGCCGGGAATCATCGGCATGGATGGAAAAGGATTTGTGGCGATCAATTCATCAGGATGCTTACGAACTGGCCATGCCTGCCCGCAACCCATATTCCGGCAACTCGAAAAGGCCGCAATCAATGGAGCGTCTGTACGATTCCACGGCTGTGCATTCGGTGTTTCGACTTGCCAACCGGTTGTTGATGGAGCTGACGCCGCCGGAACAAATCTGGTTTGATTTAAAAGCCGGGCCGCTGGCGGAAATGGCGGCAAAACAGCGAAAGGAAACCGGCGAGGCCGAACTTGAAAAGCTGAATGAATTTCTTGGAACTCTGGTGCCTATGCTGGCAATGGTGTTTCGCTCCGGGAATTTTGTTTCCTCAATCTGGGAATCGTATCTGGATATGATAATTACCAATACCGGCGCGATGCTTTGTCTGGAAAATTCTGAAACCGATATTGAGCCGGTATATTTTGAAAACGTTCCCCAGGCGGAAATCGCTATCGACGAAGGCCCGCACGGTATGGATATCTACCGCCGGCGAAAAATCAAGATCCGGATGATTGAACGGCTGTGGAGCGACGCGAAGCTGCCCGAAGATCTGCAAAAAATCATGCGCGAAGCCAAATCTGGAGAAGATCCGGAGGTCGAGCTTCTGGAGGTGACTTACAAGGATGTAAAAGCGCCGCTGTGGTATTACGAAATTCTCTGGAAAAAGGATAACGATCCGCAGCGTCTGGTCAGCCGGCAATATACATCCAATCCCTGGATCGTATTCCGCTGGTCGAAGATACCGGGAACGCCGTATGGCATGGGGCCGGTGCTGCTTTCCCTGCCGGATATCAGAACCGCTAACCGCGCCATGGAAATGGTGCTTAAAAATGCCGCGCTGGCTATGGCCGGAATGTATATGGTCGAGGATGACGGCGTGGTTAATATAGACCAGCTCCGGGTTATCGAAGGCGGGATGATACCTGTTGCCTCTACCGGCGGGGCCGGGCGCTCTCCGTCCATGGCTTCGCTCGATACCGGGCGCAATTTTGATATCGGCCAGATCGTTATGGAAGATTTGCGCACCAATATCAAAAAAGGCATGTTTGACAACGCATTGCCGCCTCTGGATGGCAACGTGCGAAGCGCCACAGAAATCATACAGCGTATTCGCGAACTGACCGCCGATATCGGCGGGGCTATTGGCAGGATAGTGCATGAACTGATCGTTCCGCTGGTGCGGCGCGTCGCCGATATTCTGGTGCGGCGCGGCATGCTTGACCCGATAGCGCAAAATATCGATCAGTACAATCTGAAAGTTCAGGTTAATTCGCCGCTGGCCCGTGTCCAGCAAATGAACAATGTGGAACGGGTTGTTCAATGGCACGAAATCGGCGCCGCCCTGGGCGGGGCTGAAATGATGTTCCTGGCTTCGGATATTGAAACGGTAATTCCATGGATCGGCGATCAGATCGGCGTGCCGGATCATCTGATGCGCGATCAGGCAAGCCGTGAAGCCCTTCAAAAACAGGTAGCCCAGATTATCGCGGCCCAGCAAATGCAGACGGCAAACGCCAACCAGATTCCTGTCGCGGAAGCGGCCTGATGTAAACAAAACCAAGGAGGAAAATTAAATGAACTACGGAAAAATGACGCCTTCGGGCTTTCAAAGCGGCCAGCCGGATGTCGAGGGGCTGCTTAAAGATATGGGGCTTACGCGCGATCAGGGCGAAAACGGCACCGGTACGGCCTCAGCGCTGACACAGGAGCGCAAGCAGGCGCAGGAAGATTTGCTGAAAAACTACGTCAAGACCTTTAATACTCCGGCCGGAAAAAAGGTTCTCGAAAATTTGCTGGATCTTACCTTGCGGCGCGGTCTGGTTCTTCCGGCCGGCGGCATAGAGGAAACGGCAATGTACGCGCGGGAGCGCGCGGCTGTAAACGCCCTGATGGTGCATATTCTGGGCATGATCCAGATTGGCAGCGAATTGCCGGCGCCGGAGAAAAAGAAAAAGTAGTTTTATTAACCGCAGAGGCGCAGAGAGCGCAGAGTTTTTTTAACCACGAAGACACGAAGACACAGAAATCGAAAAGGAGATTTTTATGAACAGCTTAGAAATTACGGATGCCGCTTCCGCGGCGGTGCAAAAAACACCTAACAGGGTAACGCTGGAAAAGCTGGAGGCGGCTATTGAAATAGTTGAGTATGTTTACCCGTTTGTAGCTCCTCAGCTTACTCTGGCAATTGTCAAAATGAAAAACGGATATGTTGTGACCGGAGAAAGTGCGCCTGCTGATCCGGCAAACTTTGATGAAGATCTCGGGCAAAAATTTGCATTGGAAAATGCAAAACGAAAAATCTGGCCGCTTATGGGATTTGCCCTCTGCGAAGAGCTTGCGGCTTAACAATGTTTCTCTGCGCTCTCTGCGCCTCTGCGGTGCAATTTTAAATTTAAACGAAGGAGGAAAAATCATGACTAAAAAGGAAAACAACGACGGCAAAAAGCCAGAAAATAACGAGCCTGCCGGACAGGGCGGCGCGGCTGACGGTGACGGCCAGAAATCCGAAACCGGAAACGAAAATGCATCTGCTGGCGATGGGCAAGGCGGCTCTGAAGGCGATGAAAAAACTGTAGAGGTGTATATTCCCGAAGGTCTGCCCGAACATATGCAGGCAAAAACCAATCAGGAAATCATTGACAATCTGCACAAGGCCTATAAAGGCGCGCGCGACGAACTGGCTGGAAAAACAAAAGTTCCGGAAAAACTGGAAGATTACAATATCGATCTGGGCGATCTGGCCGAAAAAGTGCTTAAACCCGGCGAGGACGGCAAGGACCCGGTCTTTGAAAAGCTGCGCGGCATTATGCACGAAAACAAGATCGCGCCGGAAGCTGCGAATGCTCTGGCAGCCGGTCTGTATGAAGCCGTGGCCGAACAGATAGAGGCCGGAGGCGATGCCGGCGGCGAGGCGGCCGGAGATTTTGATTATCAGGCATATGGCGGCGAAGAAAAGGCGAAGCCGGTAATTGACGGAGTTAATACCTGGGCGCAGGGACTGAAAAATCAGGGCAGGCTTGACGACAGCGATATTGAGGAAATCCAGTTAATGGCGATGTCTTCCGAAGGTTTGCGCGTGCTTTCAAAACTGCGGGAGGCAACCGGCGAAAAACCTATACCGGCGAATTTCAGCGAGGACAGCGGAAAAAGCGCCGGGATTACCCAGGGCGACCTTGATAATATGATTGCCGACCCCAAATACTGGCGCGATAAAGACCCGGCCTTTGTTAAAAAGGTTACTGACGGCTTTAAAGAGCTGTATGGATCAGATGCTTGACAATCAGTAAATTTTAAGGAAACATTAAAAGTAAGTGATTCGCGGCGCAATGCCGCAAGCCAAAAAGTTCGAAGCGATACCCAAGCGAAGCGAACGGGGCTCTGCGAGAGGTTAACCGGTTCCGGGGGCCAGAGGAAGGAACCATAAGTAAAGGTACAAGTCTGGTCCGCATCCCCCACATTCCGCACCGGCCCGTTATGGGCGCGCCGGACGCCAGCCGGAAAGGCGTTAAACTTCCGGCCCTCTACGGTAGGGTAAACCGCAGGGAACTGGACCCGCGAACAGGCGGCACCCGCCTTCGTTTCGCTCCGCTCAACTACGGCGGGCAGGCCCGCCTTCCAAAGGCAAGGGGCAACGAAACAAAGATGTAGGCCCGCTCCACGTTCAAGGCACTCGGCCCGATTGGAAACGATCAACCGAAAACCTTAGAAATGGAGCATCAAAGATGGCCACAGATATCGATACCGCATTTATCAAGCAGTATGAGCGTGAAGTTCATGAAGCCTATCAAAGACAGGGTTCTAAACTGCGCGACACTGTCAGGACTAAAAATAACGTAAAAGGCGAATCCGCTGTTTTCCAGAAGGTGGGCAAGGGAACTGCCGGTACCAAAACCAGGCACGGCAAGGTTCCTGTTATGAATCTCGATCACAGCAACGTCGAATGCACGCTTGCCGATTACTATGCCGGCGACTGGGTTGACAAGCTGGACGAGCTTAAAATCAATCACGACGAACGCCAGGTTATTGCCAATGCCGGCGCCTGGGCTTTGGGGCGCAAGACCGACGATCTTATTATTACCCAGTTCGATACGGTTTCCACTTTAACGGTTGCGCACGGCAGCGCCGGCATGACGCTTGCCAAGGTGGTTTCGGCCTATGAAGAGCTGGGTAACGCGGACGTTCCCGATGACGGCCAGAGATTTGCCGTGGTCGGTTACAAGCAATGGGGCGAGCTTCTCGATCTGGATGAATTTGCCAGGGCCGATTATGTAAGCGGAGACGATCTGCCGCTTAAAATGCCCGGCCGTGCAAAATTCTGGATGGGCACATACTGGATGCCGCATAGCGGGTTGACGGTAGCCAGCCAGATCCGCTCGTGCTTCTGGTGGCATAAAACCTGTTGCGGTTTTGCTTCCGGAGCTGACGTTCAGGCTGATGTAACGTGGCACGGCGACAGGGCGGCGCACTTTGTCAATCACATGATGAGCCAGGGCGCAAAAATGATCGACGAAAACGGCATAGTCAAAATTTCTTGCGACGAAAGCTGATAACCGGTTTCAGGCCGGGCCGCCGGATCAGCGGCCCGGTTTACATTTCAATTTTTTAACTACAGGAAAAAGGAAAATATCATGTCTTATGATGATGCAGGTCTGGTTTGTATAGCCAATCTAATCGGGGCGATAGGCTCCAGCGGCGGCAACGCCAAAAAGCTTTACACTTACGTAACCAACGACACCAAGGCCGTGGTTGAAGCTGCTGAATATTTTAACGACGAAGTGTCCCGCCTTAATGTCGGCGACGTTATTATGGTTTCCGGCGATATCGACGGCACGCCTTTCGGCGCCTGGTATGTAGTGTCCGGCAATGACGGCACCGACGTTACCATTACCGAGATGCTTACCGGCTCCGACGCTTTGGCTGCGGAAATAACCCGCGCCTGCGATGTGTCGGCGAGAAACGTCAATACAACGGATGATCTTACGTTAACGCAGGCGCTTCATGAAGGGCGCACGGTAACTGTCGACAAGGCAGACGGCGCGGCGCTGGTTTTGCCGGCCGCGTCGGTAGGCGATAAATACCGCATTGTCCTTGGAACGACCGTTACTTCAAACAGCACTACGATCAAGGTTGCCAACGCCGATGACAGTTTTGTCGGCGGCCTGAACGGCGTTGATGAGGACGGTGAAGGCGCGACGGGCTATCAATGGAAAGCAGATTCCGGCGACGACACTATTACCTTTGACGGTACTGCCCAGGGCGGCTATGCCGGGGATTATGTCGATATCGAGTGCATAAAAGCCAATACGTTCCTTGTTTCGGGCGAAATCAAGCAAAGCGGCGGACTCGAAGCTACGCCGTTTAGCGCTACAGTCTCCTGACCTTAAACTAATCCGGCAGGCGGGGTTTCTTACTCCTTGTTTGACCGCCTGCCGGAGCTTTCAAGGGTAGTTAATGACTACAACTTTTACAGATATAGAAGCTTGCAATCGGGCCCTGGCGTTGTTCGCCGGAGGCTCGATTCAGTCTTTTACGGACGAAAGTTCCGATCTGTCGGCAACCTGCGCAACTATATATCCCATGGTGCGCGACGCCTGCCTGACGCGGCGCAACTGGTATTTTTGCAAAGACAAGCGCCAGCTTGCGCTTAGCATAGATCATACGCCGGTAAATGAATGGGATAACGCATTTGTGTTGCCTTCGGCCCGCCTGTCCGGGCCGGTTGCCGTTTTCGGCGACGGCGCTGATTATCCAACGCATGACTATGAAATATACGGAGATTATCTGTATTGCGATTATGACACGGTAATTATCGATTATCTTAAACGTCCCGATGAAGGCGAGTTTCCGGAGTGGTTTAACGACTGGCTGGTAATGGAAACCGCTGCGGCTCTGGCAATTCCTGTTGCCGATCAGGTCAGCAAGGCGGACGGCTTTGCCGCTGAAGCCGAACGCAAATTCCGTAACGCAAAATTCAGGGATTCCCAGCACGAACCGGTTAAAAGCATGTTCGCCGGCGGCGATCCATTGACGAATACGAGGTATTAACGTGGGCATAAAGATCCTTCAAACCAATTTTACATCCGGCGTCATTGATGACCGGCTGGCGGCGCGCGAGGATCTGGCCGCTTATTATAACGGTTTGCAGGACGGCCTTAATATAGTCATTAATCCGCTTGGCGGGGCAAGCAGGCGCGGTGGTTTAAAGCATCTTGGCGAGCTGGCGAAGGTAATGAGCGAAACCGATTTGTCCGGGGTTACCGTCACCGCGCCAAACGGGGGGACTACGGGCAATATCAAGGACGATGACGATACCACTTATCTAACGACATCCAGCAATTTATCAACGACAGATCCGTTTGTGGTTGCGCATTTCGATTTCGGGGCGGCAACCGACGTCGATGCAGTCGATGTTATAAATTACAAGCTGTCAAGCGGTACACTGGACGATGAATTTTATGTTCAGTATTCGACAGATGACGCTAGCTGGAGCGATTACGGAGAGGCGTTTAACTGGAGCGCGTCAGACAGATCAAGAAGGCGGCGTACCGGATCTACTGTTTCGGCGCAATACTGGCGGGTAGCAAGAATCGGATCGACTTCTGTCGCCGCCACGGCCACTATCGCCGAAGTTAAATTCTGGAGCGAAGGATCGACGTTATCAAATGCGCGGCTGTTGCCTTTCGCCTACTCAAGCGACGATGCTTATATTATGGCCGTGTCCGGCGGCAATATGGACGTTTACAAAAACGAGACTTTCACGGGCTCGATTTCTATCAATCATACATCGGCGCAGTTGTCAGTGCTTAACTGGACGCAAAGCCTGGATACCATGCTGCTTTTTCACAGGGCAGTTGAGCCGCCAAAGATATTCAAGCAGGGCAGCGATGATGAATTTGATTTTCGCGCAGCGCCCTTTACCAATATTCCCAAAAACGATTTCGGGGCCGGAACCGGCGGCGTTAATGAAGTACAAACCCTTAATTACGGCGGCGGCACCAGCACTGACAAGTTTACGATATCTCTGGAAGGTTACAGAACCGCAACAATTGCGACTGCAAACGCTTCGTCCATACAATCGGCCCTGCGCGCTCTTGATAACACTTCAGCTTCGGGGATTACAGTATCGGCCGTATCCAACGGCTTTGAAGTTACCTTTGGCGGCGATGACGGTTCACGGCCCTGGGCGGAGATGGATGTTGACGTTCTGGAAGGTAATCTTGTCTGGAGCGTATCGCGCACAACCCGCGGGGAATATGAGGGCGAAGACATTATGAGCGATACCCGCGGCTGGCCGCGCTGCGGGGTGTTTTATCAGGAGCGGCTTTATCTGGGCGGAATTACCGGCGTTCCAAACGCATTGCTGGCCTCCAAGGTCAGCGAATTTTACGATTTTGACACTGACGAGGATCTGGCGACGCGCGCTTTGCTGTTTCGGGTAAACACCGATCAGCTTGGTTCAATTTACCAGATTGTATCCGGCCGCAATTTATCGATTTTTACCAATGATACGGAATTTTACATACCGACTGAACCTGTTGACGAAAACGCTGTATTAAAACAGGCAACGCGCGTCGGAATCAAGGAAGGCATGCGCCCCTATGAAGTGGATGGCGCGCTGATATTCGTTCAGGCGGACGGTTCAAGCTGGCGTGAATTCCTGTTCGTCGATACCGAGCAAAGCTATCAGGCCAACAACATATCGCGCCTTGCCAATCAGCTCATTGAAGATCCCGTCGATATAGCCTTGCGCAAGGCTGTTAACACGAATGAATCAGATTTGTTAATAGCTGTGCTTGATGACGGCACGGTCACGGCTTTATCGACTCTTCGTTTAGAGCTGGTCAACGCTTTCGGGCCATGGTCGTTATCGCCCAGGGACGATACTTTTCTGGCGGTCGGCGTGGACGCGGCAAAGCGGGTGTACTTTATTACAGAGCGCACGATTAACGGCACGGCCCGCCGGTTTATTGAAAAACTTGCCGATGATCTGCTGCTTGACGGCGGCGGTCTGCAAACCGCAACTTATGAAGAATTTACCGCAACTGACGGCCAGACTGATTTTACCTGGTCGTTTGACAATCCGGGAAGCGCCGATGCAATTATTGTCCGCAAAAACGGCGGAAGGCTGTCTTCTGATATTTACAGCGCCGATCTGGGAACAAAAACCGTTACGCTGGATAGCGGCGCGGACGCCGGAGACACGATCCGGGTTGCAAGCGGCATTAAAACAATCAGCAATCTTGACCATCTGGCCGGGGAAACGGTGCAAACCTATATCGACGGTTCGCCGGGCGAAGATTATACGGTTACAGCCGGGGGCGTTCTTACACTGGACGATTATGCCGATACGTCGGTTCAATACGGATTTTTCTTTGACGTATCCGGTAAATTAATGCCGCTTCGCATCGAGGGCGCGGAAACGCTGGCGGGTAAAAAAGTTCGTTGTTACCGCGCACTGCTGGAGCTATGGCAGACCGGTCACATCCAGATCAGGGCCAATACCGGAAGCTGGCGCGAAGTGCCGCTTTCGCAATACGATTCTTCTGTTCTTGATAAATCCATGGATGAATTGCTTTATACCGGCACGGCTGAAATTGAAGGGCTTACCGGCTGGGCTGAAGGCGCGCCGTTTGAGTTTCGCCAGACTGTACCCGCGCCGCTTTCGGTGCTGGGAATTACAAGGGAGGTGTCCATATGACAACTCTTGTCTCCAGTATTGCGGGAGCTTTTAGCGGCGGCGGTGCAGCCGGACTTTCTTCCGGCGCTATGGGGCTCGCGTCTCAGGGGTCACTGATAAGCGGAAACGTTTTTGCCTCCGGGGCCGGATCGCTTATGTCCGCCGTATCTACCGGCTTGACACTGGCAAGCGCGGCAACTTCTTTATTTCAGGGCAATCAACAGGCCGCCGCCGTGCCCATGCAGGTTATGCCGGAAGCGCGCGCCCTGACGTTTGAGAGCGAGCAGGACGAAATGGAAGCCCGCCAGATTGAAATTGACGCGCAAAGGGAAAGCAACGATCTTATGGAGCGTTTAAACCGGACTTTGGCCGGTCAGAGACTGGCGTTTAGCGCAAACGGCGTCGATCCGTCCTTTGGAACACCTGTCAGCGTCGCGGAAAACTCGCGCAAAGAGGCAAATTTACAGGCGAGCAGAACACGGGAGGACGCAAAACTGCGGGCTTTGACGCGACGCCGGCAGGCTCAGGAGCGGCTTATAGAGCGGGGCAGTTTATTCACGGCGGCCGAATCCAGAATGGGTTCATTGCGCACCGGCGGATACGTGAAAGCCGCCGGAACGGTAGCTGATCTGATCGACAGGAGGGCGGGCCGTGGTTAACAAAACAGGCAGACAGACCGCCATTCCCCAACTTGAAACCGCCACGCCGCGCGCTGCAAATCTGCCGCGCGTGCAGTTTTCCCGCCAGCCGGCCGGGGATGTTCAAGGCGCGGGGGAATCGGTAAAGCAGTTAGCCGATTTTTTGCATGGTGTTTCCGGAAAAATAGAAAACCGCCTGGATAAACTGGCGATGGAAGAGGGCGCGCTTGAAGGTTTCCGGGCTGCGCGCTCCGGATCTGTTGAATTGCGCCGGGACGGGACTATTCGCGGGCAGGCTTTTGACCGGGCTGCACAGCGCACAGTATCGGCAATTGCGGACAGTCGCATGCGAAGCGAAGCCGCGGCCATATTTGAGCAAAACAAATATGATCCTGAAGGTCTGTCCGGAAAATTGAAATCCATGATAAACGGGCATTTGTCCGCAGGCTTGCCCGAAGAAGTAAAAACCGGCCTCCAGCTTGATTTTGACCGGCTGCATGACGCGTATATGAGCGACGCCGGGCGATTGCAGCAAGAACAGGTTATGGATCAGGACCGCGCGGCGGCTCTGGCCTCTGTATTTGAGCGCCGCAAGGGAATTGAGCGGCTGGCTTTTCACGCCGAAAACGACGCGGAGGCGGCCGCAACCATGGCCGCTGAAATCAAGGGCCTGCAGGATATGCTTTTAAAGCACGGCCCGCGCGGCGCGTTTACGTTTGACGGAGAAGAATACCCTGCCGATCCCGGCCGATCAGGCGCTTACGATCTTGAGGATATCCAGAAAATTTTACTGGACACAACCGAGCAGGCCGCCGAAACCCGGGTTCTTGGAAAATTTCGCCAAACAAAAGGGTTGTTGGCAAAGCAGGCTTATTTGCAGGCATTTGAGTCCGAATTTATGGAAGGCGAAAGCGATCTGACGCTGGAGCAATCAGACCGGCTGGCGCGTGGTATGCGCACGGAAATCAATTCCCTGCGCGCGCAGGCTAATGGAGCGGCCCGGGCTGTGGAAGTTAAATTGAAAGCGGCGCAAAAAATTCTTGAGGCCGGCGGCGATCCGGGTTCGGACCAGTTAGATGCAATTGAAAGCCAGGCGCGGCTGTCCGGGTCCGAAGAGGCTGTCGCGGCTGTTCATGAAGCCAGGCAGACTTTCGCTTTTCAAAAGGAAATAAGGCAGTTGCCGCCAGCGGATTTGCAAAGCTGGATAAATCTGCAGCGCGAAGATCTGCGCGAGGAAAAAAATCCTGATGTCGCGGCCATCAAAGCCGGGCGCATTGATCTGGCGGAAAACATACTATCAACCATGCAAACGGAATTAAACCGGGACCCTCTTTCCTGGGCAGCGAAAACAGGGCTGGTAAATGTTAAGCCGATTGCTTTTGCCGGCGAAGGCGCTGCGGAGTCGATGCAGGGCCGGCTGGAAACCGCATTGGCGGTTCAAAATCATTACGGCGGATCCCTGAAGCTTTTAACGAATGAGGAAAAATCTTCGCTTGTTGAAGTGTACAATGAGCAGGACGCTGACTGCCGGCTGGCTTTAATCGGCTCTATACAGCAGGGTTTTGGCAGTGAAGCAATCCGGGTATTCGAGCAAATCGGAACTGACGCGCCGGTGCTGGCCAATGTTGCCGGATTGATGGAAACTACGGGCGGCGGGGCAGTAACGGCGCGCGATGCTATGACCGGGCAGAGGGCCATGCAGGACGGTCTTAAAGTCTTGCCGGGGGAAACTTATTTGCGCGATCCGACAGAAAAGACGATCGGGGAAGCCTATATGCTTGCTCCGGGAACACAGGCTATAGTTACCGAAACTGCAAACGCCATTTATACCGCTGAAGCGGTAAGGGCCGGCAAGGCCAATCCTGACGATTTTGATAAAAGACTTTACCACAAGGCTTTAAACCGCGCGGCCGGCGCATGGTATGACGAACGCGGCGCACGATACGGCGGCTTTGGAGAATGGCGCGGTAATATGGTTGTGCTGCCTCCGAATATAAGCCAGGACAAATTTGAAAACCTGATCGGGAATTTAAGCGAAACTGATCTGGTTGCCATATCTGTTGGCGGTGGCGGCCCGGTTCATGAAAACGGCAAAATGGTAAGCCCTGAAGAATTGGCCGGATATTATCTGGTTTCGACAGGTCCGGGAAAATATGCCGTTTCGCGCACTGATCCCAAAAAGGAACCTAACTGGATTATGGGCACCGGCCGTGCCGGCATATACGAAATTGACCTGACCAGACTGAAAGGAGCGCGGCCATGAGCGGGTACTGGGCCGAAAGCGCTGTATCAAGGTTTGGCACGGAGTTTTCTGCCGGGCCGAATACCGGTTTTGCAGACAACCGCGCCGCGTCGCTTGAAGCATTCAGAATGACCAATCAGACCTGTTCAGAATTTTTCATGTTTGCCGATGCTTACGGCCGCCGAATTGCAGAAATAGAACGGCGAACCGGTAAAAAGCTGAGTAACCCGATGTTTGCAGTTAGAGAAGACCCCGGTCAAATGGACTTTACGCCGCAAGCCCCTGCGCGTTTTTCGAAATCTGTGCAAATCGGAGAATTTGAAGATCAGGTCGAGGAGCTTCGCAAAGAGCATCCGGATATTCCGGGATATCAGGATATGGTCAAGGATATGCAGGAGCGCGCTAAAGGAGCTGAAGCCCGCGCGATTGACTTTTCTGATCGCGCAACATTTATCGGAAAAGTTGGCGCATTGATGGGGGACATGCAGGGCGCGATCGAGGATCCGGCCGTGCTTATGACTTTACCTCTCGGGGCTTCCGCTGCGAGCGGCATTCTGCGGACTGCCGTAGTGGAAGGGTTGATCGCCGGCGGTACGGAAATTTTGATACAGCCGCAAATTCAGAAATTTCGCGAGGAGCTGGGACTTGACGCCGGGTTTGCCCAGGGCGCGGCGAACGTGCTGGCCGCAACCGGCGGCGGCGCTTTGTTCGGCGGCGCTGTAAAAGGCGCGGCAACCGGACTGGAAAAACTTTCCGGCCGTAAACTTCTGGACGCTTTCGACAAAATAGCGCCAAAACCGACGCGGGAGCAAAAAACCGCGCGCGCCATGTATGAGCGAATATTGGATGAAATCAAGGCATCGCCGCTTTCGGATCTGCCTTCCAGTTTAACCGAACATAAAAACCGCCTGATTGAGTCCGTGAGGGCCGCTGAAGAAGCCCGGCCCGTCAATATACCGGAAAGACCTCAAAACGCACTGGCGAACGATCTGGACGTAAATCCGGACAATCTCGACGGGCTGGTTTACTCTTTCGATCCGGAAGAGTTGAAAATCGACGCAAAAACTTTTCAGTTTAAAGAGGGCGGCGATCAGTTCGGGGTTACGGACCGTTTAAAAGGCGTTGCGCAATGGGATGCAGCCAAGGCCGGGCAGGCTATTGTTTTCGAGGCTGAAGACGGCACGCGGTTTGTCGCCGACGGACACCAGAGGGCCGGGCTGGCAAAAAGAATAAAAGCAAAAGATCCTTCGCAAGACGTGAAAATGTACGGGCTGTTGTACCGCGAGGCAGATGGTTATACGCCGGAAGATGTGCGGATGACTGCCGCGCTTACTAATATATCCCAGGGCACCGGCACTGCCGTTGACGCTGCCAAAGTTTTGCGGATGGATCCGTCAAGAATAAGGGAGTTGCCGCCTAACTCTATTCTGGTAAAGCAGGCCCGCGATCTTGCCAATTTGTCAGGCGATGCTTTTGGTATGGTCTATAATGAAGTGGTTCCGGCAAATTATGCGGCAATTGCCGGGCGGCTGGTTGACGATCCGGACATGCAGCTTGCCGTGCTTGACGTGCTGGCAAAAACCGAACCGGCGAACGTTACCCAGGCGGAAAGTATAGTAAGGCAGGCAACGGAAGCCGGCTTTGCGCGTGAAACCCAGAGCAGTTTATTCGGCGAGGAAATGATTACCACGTCATTATTTGCCGAACGGGCGAACGTTCTTGACAAAGCCCTGAAAAAACTTAAATCTGACAGGCGCGTTTTTGATACACTGGTAAGTAACGAAGGCCGTATCGCGCAGGAAGGTAATGTCCTGGCCAGTGATGCAAATTTAGCCAGGGCGCAGACCGACGCCACGGCCGCGCAAATGATCCAGCAACTGGCAAACCGCAAGGGCAAATTATCGGACGCTCTTTCGGCTGCCGCAAAAAGGGCAAAAGAAGATGGCAGATACACAAAAGCAGTCGAAGACTTCGTCGGAGCCGTCAGAAGATCGGTTGAGGTGGGCGATTTCCGAGGCGCAGAAAGTGGCGGCTTTGGACGCATTGACGAAGTTGAAAGTGAAATCCGCGCGGGTAGCGAAGAAGCAGTCGCAGACGAAAGCCTAGCTTTATTTGACGAACCTGCCGGCAAGGGGCAGGAAGAGCAGACAAAAGCGCTTGAGCAAGATATCCGGCGTGATATAGAAAACACCCGTGGTCAAGGTGTTTTTTACCACGGCACATCCAAGAAAATTGAAAGGCTTGCCGAAAATCCTGCCGATGTAGGATCAGAGGTTAATTATTATGGCGACGGTTTTTATACGACTGACGCGGTTGATATTGCCAAGGGATACACCAAAAAAGGCAAGGGCGCCGAGCCCATAATTTACCAGATTACAGAAAAAGAGCCCGTCCGTTTTTATAAAATGGAGCGGGACGTTGATGACGCGCTGCTTGAATATCTGGCCGATCTAGCGACTAATGATGATCTGGTCGCCATGAGTATAGAAGCTTTTGACGGCAATTCTTTTAACCTGCGTGTTTTTTATGATGAGATGCGGGATATTAGCGTATCCGAGGCAATTCCGGCTTATGAAGTACAGGAAAGGTTTTCGCAGATTGCGGACTTTTTACAGCAAAGAGGTTACGGCGGGCTTGAGCATCTGGGCGGCCTGCGCACAGGCAAAAAAGAACATACCGTAAAAATATATTTCGATCCTGCTCGTCAAATTGAGGTTCAGGAAACCGGAGCGATTGACAAAACCGCTGTTGGCGATCAGCGCGTTATTGAGGGCGCGGAACGTATTTCCGGCAAGGAAAATATCGAGAGCAAGGCAAATCAGAAAATCCGGCCGAAAGCAAAACAAAAAGCAGCCGATGACGGGCTGTTTGACGTAGACGCGCGCGGGCAATCCGATTTGATGGACATGAGGGTTCCGGTTGGCGAAACGATAGACGAGGCCGGCGAAGCCGTGCCGGTAACAAAAACCGCCCGTGAGATACTAGAGGATCTGGACGCGGACGAAAGCGATCTTGAGGCAATCGGGAGGTGTTCAACATGAGCTGGACCGATTGTTTGAGAGACGCTGTAAAAGATGGCCGGCTGAGACAGGAAGCTGCCGATCAGGCTATTGAGCTGTTTGATGAAATCGAGGAATCCCTTAAAAACACCATGCATGCGGACGCGGCGACAATCGAGGCCGGGTTGCGCGCTTATAAAGCCCTGCAGCATGAGGCTTTCGAAAAAAAACGCCGCGAATTGCTGCGCATTAAAAACTGGCAAGGCATTGCCAAAAACATGAAGGAATATCGCAACGCGCGCGGTGAAGTCGACCCGGCCGCGGCGATGCTGGCTCATCTTGACCGCGATGAGTTTGCCGGGTTTTCCAACCTTGAAGCCCGGAGAAAAAGAGTTCTCGGCGCTTTACATGGAAAAATGGATAATGTTCTGGCCACGTTCCGGCGCAATATTGCCGGTGAAGTGCGCGAAAAAGCCCTGCTTGACGATCTGGCGCGTGAAGCTTTTGGCGAGGATACCGGCAATGCGGCGGCAAAAGAGCTGGCGCAGGCATGGAGCGAAACGGCCGAATATGCGCGGCAAAGATTTAATGCCGCCGGCGGCCGCATTCCAAAGCGCGCTGACTGGGGTATGCCGCAAACGCATGACAGTTTGAAAGTCCGGCAAACAGCATACAGCGAATGGCGGGACTTTATTGCGCCAAAGCTGGATCTGCAAAAAATGATAGATGAAGCTACGGGCCAGCCTTTCACTCCGGAGAGGCTGGAATTCGCCTTGCGCGAAGTGTACGAAACCATTCGCAGCGAAGGTATTCATAAAATGCAGCCGTCCGGGCAGCCGCGCGGCAAAACGCTGGCCAGCCGTCATGCCGATCATCGTTTTCTGGCTTTTAAATCGGCAGATGAATGGCTCGAATATCAAAAGCGCTTTGGCGGCAATGACGTATATTCCACAATGATGGCGCATCTGGAAGGGATGTCCCGCGATATCGCCGCGCTCGAAATTCTGGGGCCGAACCCGCAGGCGACATTGCGTTTTATGGAGCAGTTTGCCAAAAAATGGGGCGCAGAAAACAACAAAATTGACAAGGTAAACCGCGCCGGCAAGCTGGCCCGCGATATGTACGGAATTTACAGCGGCGGCACAAATGCGCCAATTGACGGGCGTATCGGCCGCGGTTTTGCAGGGTTGCGGCAGGTGTTGCAAAGCGCCCAGCTTGGCGCGGCAGCTATTTCAGCTATTACCGATTTAAATTACGGCCGCATTGCCAGGGCGCATTCCGGAATACCGCAAGCAAAAGTGATTCCGTCAATTTTAAAGATGCTTAACCCGGTTGATTTATCAGATCAGCGGCTGGCTGTGCGGTCCGGCTTGATTGCGGAAAACTGGTCTTCCGTAGCTTTTGCGCAAACCAGGTATCTTGGCGATATATCGGGCCCGGAAATATCGCGGCGTATGGCCGATTTTGTGATGCGGACTTCCGGTTTGTCGCCCTGGACGCAAGGGGGGCGCTGGGCGTTCGGTATGGATTTTATGGGGATGCTGGCAGATAATGCCGGCAAGGTGTTTGACGAGCTGCACCCGGATTTGCAATCGACAATGCGGCGTTACGGCATTGACGGCGATCACTGGGAAGTCATGCGCGCAACCGGGTTGTATGAATACAAGGGCGCGCTTTTTCTTCGGCCGGACGATATAGCCACTCGCGGCGATCTTGAACCGGGGTTTGCCGATAATCTGGCAGACCGGTTTATGGAAATGATTCAAAGCGAAACCGAATTTGCCGTGCCTTCAACGTCTTTGCGCGGCCGCGCCGGTCTGATTGGAGAGGCGCGGCCGGGAACCGTCCAGGGCGAATTGCTGCGCAGCTTTGCCATGTATAAAAGCTTTGCGGTAACGTTGTTTCATACTCATGTGGCCCGAATGGTTCACCAGAAGGGGGCTATGGCGCGCGGCCGGTATGCTGCCAACCTGGTTATATCTACTACCTTGATGGGCGCGCTGGCTCTTCAGCTTAAAGAAATTTCCAAGGGCCGCGATCCGCGGCCGATGAACGGGGAAAACGCCGGGGCTTTCTGGGGTGCGGCTCTGCTCCAGGGCGGCGGTCTTGGCATATTCGGGGATTTCCTGTTCGGCGGCCTTAACCGTTTTGGCGGCGGTCTGCCCGAAACAATCGCCGGGCCCGTCGCCGGGTTTGGCAAGGATACAATCGATTTGACGCTTGGCAATCTGGCGCAGGTTGCGGCCGGCGAAAACACAAATGCCGGGAACGATCTGGTTCGTTATCTCCGCAGGTACACGCCCGGCGGCTCGCTCTGGTATGCCCGGCTGGGTTATGAGCGATTGGTCCTTGATGAACTTCAGAAGGCGATAGATCCGGACGCATCGCGCCGCTTTCGCAATCTTGAGCGAAAATACAGTCGCGAATTTAACCAGGGTTACTGGTGGGAGCCGGGAGACAATGCGCCAGCGCGCGCGCCTGAAATGTCCAATGCAGTGGAGGCAAGGTAATGGCAGACGATCTTACAGTAAACGACAGGAGGGCGCGGTACACGGCGACGGCCGGACAAACCGTGTTCGATATTGATTTTCCCGTCGATGAACTGACGACTGACGATATCGCCGTTTATGCCAACGGAAGCGAGGTAACAACCGGATTTACAGTTGATCTGGACGCCCAGACTGTGACGTTTTCCAGCGGTCGGACTCTGGACGATATTATTGTTGTCGAAGGCTCCAGCGAAATTAAGCGCGAAAGCACTTTTCCGCTGCGCGGCAATTTTCTGTCAACGGTAATAAACAAGCAGATCCGCCGGATGTTTTATATCCTGCAGGAAAAAGACAGGGATAGCGGCCGGCAGCTGCAACTGAACAAAAGCGAATCCGACAGCGCCGATCCTGTGTTGCCGCTGCTTGATGCCGGCCGAATTCTTATTGTTAATTCCGCTGGCGACGGTTTTTCCCTGTCTTCGCAGGCAATCGATGACTTCGAAAGCGACATTGCCATTATTTCACCGATTGCTGCGGATATACAGGTGCTGGCAGATATTGAAGACGGCACGGACGCGACCGGCGCGATTCAGACGGTGGCCGGAGACAGCGCGGATGTTCAGACTGTAGCGGGCATTTCCTCAAGTGTTCAGACTGTAGCGGGCGACAGTACAGCCATACAGACCGTGGCAACCGACCTTGACGGCTCTGACACGATAGGAACTGTTTCCACGAACATTGCAGACATTAATGCTTGTGCGGATGCTATCACCGATATTCAGCTTGCTGAAGACTACGCCACAAAGGACGACGGCTATGTCACTGGAACTGACAATTCTGCAAAATCATGGGCGATTGGCGGGACGGGTGATGGTGACCCCTCTGACGGCTCAGCGAAGGCGTGGGCCGTGACAGCTGAGGATACGGAAGTGGCAGGTGGCGAGTATTCGGCCAAGCACTACGCGGCGAAGGCGGCTGCATCCGTGGGCGGAGTAAAGGTTTCCGCAAACGACACAACGCCCGATGCTTTGGAAGCCAAGCTGCTTGTCGGTGATGGCCTTGCTCTTTCGACGCAGAACGACGGGGCGAACGAGACGCGGACGATCTCGCAGGACATCGCCGGGGCCACATCCGGAACCGTAGCCAGCGACGACAAAATCCTGTTTGCGGACGCGGACGATAGCGACGGGGTGAAGCGCACAACGGCGGGGGATATTGCGGGGCTTGCTACTCCGGGCGGCCTCGTCCTGCTCGGCTCCTACACGGCCAGCGCCGCAACGAGCGTGGATATCGGCACCGGGCTTGATCTGGATGCGGCTATTGATGGGACGTATGATAAATACATCGTAGAGTTAATTGATGTCATCCCGGCAGTGAATGGCGGAGTGCTGTATTTGAGAACATCGACAGATGGCGGCTCTACCTTTGATTGCGGCGCAGATAATTATGAGTTCTCAGGATTAGAGACACAAACTAGCGGCACAGTACGCGGCTTGGGCAGCATAGGTGCTACGCAAATTATGGTAACACCAGGCTCCGGCTCCGATACAGCAGAAAGCTGCAATGGGGAAATCACACTTTATAATCCTAGCGGAGCGACAAATTACACTCAGGTAAAATTTGATACCGCGTACGTATCCACATCCGCGGGTTCTCATGGCACAATAGGTACAGGCCAGCGAAATACCGCAGGAGCTGTGGACGCATTAAGGCTGTTTATGCATTCTGGAGACATTGAGTCTGGGACCTTTTACTTTTACGGAGTACGCAAATCATGATGACACCCGAAGAACGGGCGGCAGAAGATGCCGCATGGGAGGCGAAAAGGCCTGAGCGCATAGCCGCTCATCTCTCATCCCTCACCGACAAGCACATAACCGGCGGCATAACCGTAGACGGAATTTTCATTGCAACCGGAACCGAAGACCGCGCCCTGATTAACGGGGCTGTTACCCGCGCCTTGCTGGACAATGACGACACGAAGACATATCCGTTTTATCCGACTGGAGGCGGCACTGTAACTCTTACCAACGCACAGTTTAAGGCCATAGGGCAGGCGGTAGCCAACCATGTCCAGAAATGCCTTGACGTTGCCGAAAGCCTAGATGTTGCAGATTATGCAACAACTGAAGAAATGGAGGCCGCTTATGTCGCATCTCTTGAATCACAAGCCTTTACTGGTTCAGATACCCGGCAAGGAATCCGGGGATATGTGGATGCTCTCCGGGTATTACGATGATGACAGCAATCGCTGCATGACTGGCGGCTGGACGTACACGTTTAAAGTTGACGGCAATTATTACCGCATGCGTATTCCTGCGCGGTTTGCTGCGGACGGCGCAAGCGTTCCCCGTTTTGTGGACAGCATTATCAAGATGGGAGCCCGCAGCATTCCCGATGAGGCGTGGCTGGCGCATGATTTTATATATCATCACAAGGGCCGTATGCCTGCCGGAACGCTTTACCGGATCGAAACCGGATCTGGCCGCGGTGAAATGGTAAGATTTGTTGACCGTGAATTTGCCGACAGGATGTTCAGGAACGAACTGGAAAAGGACATTCACGGACTGAGCGAGTACAAGGCCCCGCTGGCCTATGCGGGCGTAAGGGGCGCTTTCTGGAAGGATTGGTAATTTATGGTCGATAAGGCTTATGAGGAAGGTTTGAGAGATGGAAAGATCAAGGCGCTTGAGGCTGGCGCGGACCGGCAGATGCAAATGATCGAGGCACATGACAAGCGGATTACCTGTCTGGAAAAAATCGCCTGGGTGGCAGCCGGTGTGACGCTGGCTGTTCAGCTTGGTCCACAGATAGCTAACTTTATAGAGATGCTGGCTCAATGAATATTGAATTACTCAGATCTGAACTGAAACGCGATGAAGGTATGGTTCTTCATGCATACGAATGCCCGGCCGGGTACACGACTATCGGCGTGGGCCGGATGATCGACAAGCGGCGCGGCGGCGGCATAAGCGAATTTGAAGCTGAATTTTTATTGCAGAACGATATCGACCGGATAGTCACTGAATTATATACGCGCCTGCCCTGGTTCGAGCGTATGAGCGACTCACGGCAAAGGGCTCTTATTAATATGGCGTTCCAGCTTGGCGTAAATGGCTTGCTGGGCTTTAACAAGATGCTGGCGCATATGTCATCGGATTTTTTTAATCAGGCAGCGAATGAAGCGCTGAACAGCCGCTGGGCCGAACAGACGCCGGAGCGGGCCGAACGCATTTCAAAAATGATAAGGGAGGGGTAAAAGCATGCTAGGAGCAGTTCTTGCGTTTTTAAAGCCGATTTTCGGGATTATCGACAAGGCTATACCGGACGCGGACCAGGCCGCAAAGCTGAAAGCTGAAATTCAGCGCCAGGTACTGGAAAACGATGCGGCTGAATTACAGGCGGCCATGAGTATTATCGTAGCCGAAGCCAAAGGCGAAAGCTGGTTGCAAAGGAACTGGCGGCCAATTCTGATGCTTTCGATCGTGGCTATCGTGGTGAATAATTATTTAATCGCTCCCTATGTCGGAGCGTTTGGCGGCTTTGAGCTGTATCTGGATTTGCCTGCGGAATTGTTCAATCTCATGGTGATCGGGGTTGGCGGTTATGTCGTCGGGCGATCCGGTGAAAAAATCATGCGCGAATACAAAGGGGGCAGGTAATGGTTCAGATGATGAGAGCCGGAAAAGTTGGCAAGCTAGGCGCGGGCGGGGCGGCGCCTGTTTTTTTACCTTCCCGACAATGCAACCGTTCCTGTCTATTTCGACTGGCGGGATTTCTCCGGGCTTACGGACGGCGGGACAATTACTGATCTTGGCGGCATGACCGTTGATGGAACGTCTCCGCTTGTCGATCAGGATGGACTTAACAACCAGCCGTGCCTTGTTTATAACGGCCTTGCCACTCACATGGAAAGCTCCGATCTGTCCCTTGGAACTACCATGACGGTGGGCCTTGTCATGGAAACACCCTTCGCGCCGGGTTCCATATTTTCCATCGGTAATGAAAACACGGGCAGTTCCACGCGCCGCCTTAATTGCGACTCTGACGGCAATCTGACCTGGACTGATGACGGCTCTTCCGCTATTGCGCTGGCGGATCACGCGGATGTTGAACAGGCAATAGTAGTCTGCCGTTTTGATTCCGGCACGCAGATGGACGTGTTTGTAAACAATGTCAGCGCGGGAAACGTTAATGAAACCATAGACGACTGGTCGAGCTTTGGTTACGTTCACCTTTTTGCCAAAAACGAAACCGTAAACGATCCCGTAAACGGCATTAAAAAAGCGCGTTCTTTATTTCAAGCGAGGCTCTGAGCGACGATCTTATAGGCCAGTGGATGAGCCAGATGTCTTCGCGCTACCAGATAGGGCTGACGGGCTGATTATTACCCGTTTGCGGTACGATAACTGTACGGTGTTGGAAAACAGAAAATTGCCAATTTGCCTGAAAGTGTTGCTGGGCAATGGTGGGCGGTGAGGGGCTCGAACCCCCGACCCTCTCGGTGTAAACGAGAAAATGCATCCATACTTGTTTTTGCGGTCCAACAATTGCCTTATCCGCTCCTTATCTTTGCTATAACCGCTTCTAGGGCGGCGTTCCAATATTCCGACCTCACGGCATCGTAGCGACCGTCTGGATTATTGCACCAGCACTTAATTGGCAATTTTTCAGAGTTTATTACTTTCATTGTCTTTTCTTCCTTTGGTTAGGGTTGCCAGCCGGGGCAGTTTCAGCAATCGACACCCCGGTTGGCTAAGGCTGCTACGTCACCCCGGGCAAGCGAGGGCGATTAGCTTTTCCATTACGGCCTCACCACTTCTATGAAGCGTTCGTGTCCATAAGCGCCTTTCGTGCCCTCAATTATCTCAGCCAGCGTGTATGACTTTTTTAACTTGTGCCGTGACATAAAAGAGTTATTCCCGTACTGACAGGCACCTGTTATCATGCGATAAATAAAGGCCCATTCTTTTGGCGTTTTCACCGTATCAAGGGGCATATTTTTGTACTCTGAAACGTCCCGGCTCCCTGTTTTAAAAGCCAGTTCTTCAAGCACTTCCTTTATGGTCTCGCCGTGCGCGTTTTTCCCGTCCTGTGAAGCAACATAAAACTTATCGCCTTTAAATTCTCCGTCCGTAATTTCTGTACGGCGGCAACGATGTATGGTTGCTGATCCGCGTTGCTTTCTCACCAAGATTATAGACGGCTCACCGTCAATCACCTCAAATTCGCAACCAAACAAATTCCCGGTGTAATAGATTTCCTCAACCTGTTGCAGATTCGGAGCGTTGAAGTCATGCCCGAAGTCTTCGAGGTAGAGGTGGCCTGTCTGTTGCAGGTTCGGAGCGTTGAAGTCATGCCCGAAGTCTTCGATGTAGAGGTGGCCTGTCTGTTGCAGGTTCGGAGCGTTGAAGTCATGCCCGAAGCCTCTGAGTTCAAGGTGGCCTGTTTGTTGCAGGTTCGGAGCGTTGAAGTCATGCCCGAAGCCTCTGAGGTCAAGGTAGCCTGTTTGTTGCAGGTTCGGAGCGTTGAAGTCATGCCCGAAGCCTTCGAGGTCAAGGCAGCCTGTTTGTTGAAGGTTCGGAGCGTGGAAGTCATGCCCGAAGCCTTCGAGGTCAAGGTGGCCTGTTTGTTGCAGGTTCGGAGCGTGGAAGTCATGCCCGAAGCCTTCGAGGTCAAGGTGGCCTGTTTGTTGCAGGTTCGGAGCGTTGAAGTCATGCCCGAAGCCTCTGAGGTCAAGGTTGCCTGTTTGTTGCAGGTTCGGAGCGTTGAAGTCATGCCCGAAGTCTTCGAGGTAGATGTCGCCTGTCTGTTGCAGGTTCGGAGCGTTGAAGTCATGCCCGAAGTCTTCGAGGTCGAGGTCGCCTGTCTGTTGCAGGTTCGGAGCGTTGAAGTCATGCTCGAAGCCTACGAGGTCGAGGGGGCCATGAACAATAACAAACCCGTCAACAGTTATTGTGTAATCAATCCCTCGCTCGTCACAGAATGTTTCTATAAATGTCTTGTTCATCTAAATCCTTTCCGCGTTGTATTGGCTCAAAATCTCGTTACATCTGTCATAAGTCGCTTGCACATCATCCAGCTTGGCGTTAATGCGCTCGGCGGTTTCGAGTAATTCCAAAAATCGGCAGTCCGTAAAAGGTAAAAAGCCACGACACCAGCAATCCTGCGGCGGCGTTTGTTTTTGATTCCAAAAAAGACATGCCCCGGCTTTGTTTGCTCATTTCTGTTGCTCTTCACATAAATATTTATCGACGTTCATCAAATGGGGCCTGAACTCGACTGCCCATACCCACGGGATCGCGGCCGTACAGCCTCCCATGGCGACGATCAGAAGCAGGCCGCAAAAGCCAATCGCTTTATGAATTGTCTTCATTTTTGATCCTCTCGTAAACCAGTCTCTTTTTGAATGCTTCTATGGCAAGCTGTTTTGTCCTGACGTTATAGCGGTCAAGAATCGCCGTTTTGCCAGGAACGGTGTGACCGGATATCGCAGCAACCTGAATTTCGCTGCAAGACGCCTCAAAGAATCCGGTAATTCCGGTATGGCGGGTATTCTGAAATGTCAGCCTGGACCATTCCGGCTTGTTTTTTGCCGCTTCGCGCCGGATTTTTTGAAAGACTGTCGCCAAACCGTCCGGCGTATAATGGCCGCCGCTTTTGTTGCATAGCAGCGCCGTTGATTCAGGGTACTTTTCAAGCTGGCCGGCCAGTCTTGCCTTGATGTGCGGAACCATATCGACAGGAAGATATACATCTATGCCGGTCTTGGACTGGGTAAGAGTTATTGCCCCGTCGCTGTACTGGTCCTTTGTCAACGCCAGCAAGTCGCCGTTACGCTGCGCGCACCATTCATTGATTATTATGGCCGTGCCGATAGAGAAATAACCCATGGCGTCGGCTGTCGCCGCTATTCCTGTAATTGCTTCATGCGGCCAGATCTCGCCCTTTTTCGCTTTGTGAGAAATTCCGGGATTGCGAAACGGATTGTTTTTAACAAGTCCTTTTCTGATCCCAAACTCAAACAACAGCCGCGCGGTTCTGATTACCGAGCCTGCCTTGGCAGGCGTCCGGGCCATAGCTTCTTTGATTTCCTCGCAGTTCGCAACAGAAACGCTCCGCGCCTGTTTGTCGCCGATCAGACCTTTTAAAATTTTAAAGTTGTAATCGTAGCCGTGGCGCGTTTTCTCTCTAAGATTGTTTCTGTAGTGATAAGAATTTTTATACGAATCGATCAACGCCTCTACGGTCCCGGCCTTGGCTCGCACAGGGTCGACGCGATTGCCTTTTCTCCATGCGTCAAGCTGGCGGTTATATTCTTTGGCCTCCTCGATCGCTTCGTTTTCGTCATCGGATAATCGCTGCAAATCCCAGCCTTGTGCTCTCAGGCTGGCTGTGGGCTGCCAGTAACGCGCGCGGACTTCTCCACGCGCGTTGCGACGAACTGTGTAAAAGCGAATGTCAATTATTGCCATTAGCCGCTTTTCCTTTTTTTGTCTGCTTCTGCTCAACGTCCGGCGTTTTTTCAATTACGAGCGGTAAAAAAGAGTCCAGGGCCTCTGCAATTTTCCGCCCGATATATGCATCAAGCGTATTCATAAATTCAGGGGCTTCTATGGCTCCTGTTCCCGGCCGGGCGTTGTCAAAAAACAATGTGACGTCGTTCAGCAGGCATTCTCTGGCTAAATACAGTTCTTTTTCCAGATCAATGTTGTCTTTATTTTTCTGTTCCTTTTCAGACATGGCGGTTTACTCCATTTCCGTGATATTAAGGGTGCCGGCGGAGCTTGCCTTGATAGCGGCAATATACTTCGCTCCCTTCGGCTTTTTCAAATACTCGACCTGTCCGGCCGGAAGCGGCATGTGCGAGGTGGTGGCCGCGATCGTGCTCTCCTCGCCGAACCGGATATGACAGTCCTGCGTCGGGTATAGCCTTAAAACTTCGGTGTCGCTGTCCAGCTCGGATGAGTTGACTGCGGAAGCGTCAAAGCTGATCTGGTGATTGCTCTGGCTAACTCCGTCGTCGATCGGGGCCATGGCCTGAATAGGCTGTTTGTTGTCGTCTGATGGTAATATAGGCATTGATGACTCCCTTTTTTAAATGGTTGGTTTGTCGAGGCGATCGGCGATCGCTTCCATATGCGCGCAAAGGACCGGGGCGCATGGCCGGTATGCCTGGGCTGATCCGCGAAGTTTTGCGGTCAGTTCTTTCGGCGGCATTCTGTTAAGGTGAACGGTTTCGGCGTAAACTATCGCGTCAATAATCGCCTGTTGCTCGCGGGGCAAGGCCGCTTTCCGGCGAAGGGCGTAGTCGCGCATCTGTTCGGCTAAAAAGGTAACTTCGCCAGTCATGCCGGCAGCTCCATTCTTTCAAACGGCACATATTTATCCATGCCATCAATACGAACTTTGGCATTCCTGGGCGGTCCGTCCGGCGGATAGCAAATATGCAAAAAATCAGCGTCAACAAAACCTTTTCGAGTGCGTACCTTTACCGGGTGTTTTTGCCATGATGGCAGTTTTTCAACTTCCTCTCTAGTCATAACCCCATCTCCCTGGCTCGTTGTAAAATCATCCCTCTTTCGGCCGCCGGATCGTGCGCGCCGCTTTCGTCTTCCGGATATTTGCCGGAAAGGTCCGGGTCTATAAAGCCGTCCAGCCACAGATCAACAGCCTTTTCGTCATAGCGCGGCCGGCCAGGTATCGGCACCGGAAGCGGAAATCCGTCCTCCTCAAGCTCGCGCCGGCGGGCTACAAAAGTATCCTGGCTCATGCCCAGTTTTCGCGCGACTTCCTTCATAAAAATAAGCTTTCTCATGCGTAACCTTCCTCCTTCGCCAGGGATTCGGCGGGATAAGCCTGAAAATTGTTGTCGTTTACTGTAAGGGCCTGCAGCGCGCCCCATTGTAAATCGTCAAGAGGATGCTCGGTTACAGCGACGTGCCGGCACCTGTAATTGCCCAGAAACGGGGGCACGATCTCAAGCATCGCGCCGCGCCTCATAGCGTCCACCTTATCCAGTCGAAAATAAAAAGGCCGAACACCAGGCCCATTGGCAGAGCCATAATGACCTGGGCAATAACCTGGTGTCCGGAAGTGGCATTCTCTCTCTCTTCCAGAGGGAATCTCCACTGGCGCGCCAGATGGCGGCGCAGCCGGTGAATTCGTTTAAAACGCGCTATTTTTTTCAGGGCGTTATCAGGGAAAAAACTGTAAAACATAGGTAAAGCTCCGTAATGTTACGGATGTAAATATGCCGGAGCGAAATATTGACGTCAATACAAAAAATACCGTTGCGGATATACACATTATTCCGGTTTGAAATGATTATAAGGTTATGTCTAAAAATTATATTAAGGAAATGCGCAAAAAAAGAGGGCTTACGCAGGAGCAGCTGGCCGAATTAATGGATGTTGGACAAGGAACTATTGCCCGACACGAACGCGGCGAAAGAAAAATGAAATGGGAATCAACATCGTCAGCGGCGTTCTTTCGCGCGATCATGTCCACATGTTCGTGGAAATTCCGCCGCACATTGCGGTGAGCCAGTTTGTGCAGCGCGCCAAGGGACGTTCGTCACGCAGGGTGCAACAGG